GCTCACCCTCAAGGTGTGCAACGGCGATGCTACTGATGCACGCGAGGTGTTCCCGGCTGTGTATCGGTCGGTACCACCAGACCATGCCTCAGACACCCAATCCGGGAGTGGAGCGTACCCCTGCATCGGGGGTAGCTGCATGCGACACAGGTCGGACTTCTGGGGTATCCCAGGGGTAGACATCTCGATGCACCCAGTGCAGGTCTACTGCACACCCGACATAGCACTGGCGTGGTTGGAGGACGCCAGCGGGTACGTTTGGGCAAGGGGCCTAGTGTCGGTAAAAGATCCCGATGAACCCAGGGTAGCACGGATCTATCGGACATCACCACTAGATGCCGACAACCGCAACGCCTTTGCGTCGGCGGTGCAGGCCAAGTTTGAGAGCCTGCTCAAGGCTCACTATGGGGCTGACCTTGTGTTCAGCCCGGGCCATGCCCTTGAGGGGTGCCTCGCGGCACCAATAGCCCTCGGTGATGATAAATACCTCATGCCATACGTGGATGGGGAAGCCTACTACGTTAACCTTGGCACCAGCACCTTCGAGACCGAAGGTGAGCTGGAGTGTCTAAAGCACTACCCACCAGTTGTGCGTGCTGGTGGTGATCTCACATGCCGCTGCTGTGATGGGGATATCACCGAGGATAATTCAATGACTACCCCCAGCGGAGCCCTCTATTGTTCTGAATGTTTCCACGACAGATACTTCTACTGTCAGCGCTGTGATGATACCTACAGCAGAGAAGAAGAGGTGCCCACCGATAATGGTTGCTACTGCCTGGGTTGTGCCGAACACATGGGTATCCGTGAGTGTTGCGATTGTCGTTCCTGCTCGGAAAACACCGTCGAAACTGAAGGAGACTATGTATGCGAGTCGTGCCTTGATGCATACTACAGCTCCTGCGATGGCTGCGGCGAATTCTTCAGGGCAACCAGTGACTCAGCAGTAGAATTCTGCGGGGCTGATGGCAACTACTACTGTCCCGAATGCATGCCCGAAGAAGAACCCGAAGAAGAAACCATGGAGGTCACCAATGATTAAAACAAATCGTCTACTGTCCTTGCTACGGCAGCCCCGCCCAGCAACCCAGGAAACCGTAGACTGGTTCGCTGGGTGGCTAAAGGAAAACACCAGCCTACCCTTCGTGAAGTCACAGCATGACACCTTCATGCTTACCATTGGTAAACCCAATGGTGTTCTATTTACTGCCCACTATGATACAGTGGACGATATCTTTATGGGGGATAAGCCCCTACTGCACGGGTGGGCGATGGACAACGCAGAAGCTGTGGCCCTCATGAGCTCACCCTACAAATGCCTTGGTGCAGATGATGGGGCAGGCATAGAGATACTCCTTAGCATGGCCGAGTGTGGTGTTCAAGGCACCTACATGTTCTTCTATGGGGAAGAAGCTGGGTGCCTAGGTTCAAACGCTGAACTGAGGAACAACAAAGAGTTGTTCAAAAAGTTTCACCTTTGTTTGTCCTTCGACCGCAAAGGAACTACAGACATCGTGAACCGCATGTCCTTTAGTAGGACTGGTTCAGAGGAGACTGTAGAATACATCAGCAAGGCCCTAGGCATGGGTCACAAGGCAGCTTCCGGTTCCTACACTGATGCTTATTCATTCGAGGGGGTTATCCCTGAGTGTCTAAACATCAGCATCGGCTATGAGAATTGCCACACCCAAAGCGAGTGGTTAAACATCAGCTACATGAAGGAACTTGCCATTGCCTGTACTAACGTAGACTGGTCGTGCGTCCCAGCCCACCGCGACACATCCGATGTGGTGCAGGGGGACATGGGTGACAGTTATGATGATGTCCTTGAGGTTGTATACTCACAGCCAGAGTTAATAGCTGAGCTACTCTGGGCTTACGGAATGGAAAAGGAGGTGCTTGATCTTGAAAAGAAAACCAAAAAAACCAAAGGCTACAGCGGGTTCCATGGAACCTATGGGTTCTAACAGTAACCACAAGTGTAACCTGTGTGACCACCCACTGAGCACACCAGATGAGGTGTGCCCCAGGTGCGGCGGTGAACCTGGTGGCTGCCCTACCTGCGGTGCCCACCTATTCGGTGGACGCTGTGGGTGGTGCCGATGGAAAGGAGAATAACTATGGGAAAGGTAAGAGCGTTCTGGTTTGCACCAAAGGATGGTGTCCTTGGTTATGGCGATGGGCGCAAGCCCAGACTAAGGTCTACCCATACTATTGAAGGAGAGCCAAAGCTCTGTAAGCATGGGCTACACGCAAGCACTAACCCACTTGATGCACTTAGGTTTGCTGGGAGCGCTGAGCTTTACCTTGTTGAACTATGGGGGGAGGTCAAAACAGGCGAGGACAAACTGTGTGCTTCCAACAGGAAATACCTTAGGCGTGCTAACGTAGAAGGTCTGTTGCGTAGGTTTGCCTGCAGGCAGGCTATGATTAATATAGAAAAGATACGCCCACATTGTTCGACCAGAGATTTTGACCTTATAATCCTATGGCTTTCCACACAGGATAAAAACATAAGGTCAGCAGCATGGTCAGCAGCAGAGTCAGCAGCACGGTCAGCAGCAGAGTCAGCAGCATGGTCAGCAGCATGGGTAGCAGCAGAGTCAGCAGCAGAGTCAGCAGCATGGTCAGCAGCATGGTCAGCAGCACGGTCAGCAGCATGGTCAGCAGCACGGTCAGCAGCACGGTCAGCAGCAGAGTCAGCAGCATGGGTAGCAGCATGGGTAGCAGCAGAGTCAGCAGCAGAGTCAGCAGCATCAACCATGTTGATAGAAATGCTTAAGGAGGAACTTGGATGGGAAATCTAACACTGAGGTGTGCCATTTGTGGGCTACACCAGCAACCACTACACGACAGCTGCCGCCGCTGTGGGTCAACACTTGACCTACCAGAGAACGACACTGGAATGCTGGAGCCTGAGGCCCACTTCCTGTGTTGGCTCTGTGGAGCAAGTGTGCATGACCTGGGGAACGGGGGATACATCTGCCCATGCTGCGGAGAGCATGGGGATTATACAGAGGAGGAAACAACCGATGCCTAAGAAATCAACACGAGTTAAACTCACCCAATCACAGGTCAGCTTCATCATGGCTGAGCTTGAGAAAGAAACCGATGCTATCCTGGGGCAGGCAAGGGGCCAGCTCAGGGACAAGCTTATACCACCAGCACCCACCCGTGACCAGAAGATAGAGGCCCTGGTCAAGCTGGCCTATGATAAACCAAAGGCCTTGGCCCGCATGTTCATAGACAGTGAGGAGATGCCCATGGTCACAGCTCACGCAGCTGCTGTGACCGAAGCATACCAACAGCTGGATGCCTATATGGAATCCCTGGCTGCCATAGCTGACGCTGAACTTCGGAGAATCAAAGCGGAAATGCTGTGGTCTACCTATGAATCTGAGGAATGCCCTTTGGATATGTACCTGAGTGAGCTGCAGAACTCCTTCATGGAAGACGATGAGGAGGAAAGCTGTTGCGGTTGTTCAAAAAGTCAGGCCTTAAGGAGGGCCAAAGTTTAACCTTAAGTTAAAACCTTAAGAAAATAAAACCCTAAGGAGTAACCCATGGAAAAACTAAGGGAACTGCAGGTAGCCTTAGAGAGCGAATGGTCAGACCTTGGATACCAAAGATACGTAAGGTCTTACCAGCAGGCTCCCTTCAGCAACACTCAGGTGGGCAGCCATATGCTATCCAAGGGATGCCACCAAGGTTTAACCGATGCAATAAAGGAATATCGGGATAGCCTTGGTGGCCCCAGAAGTTTCTACCAAAGAGCAATCTTCTTTTGTCTAACCCCAGAGGAGGTGGCCATAGTTGGCCTTAAGTATATGCTTGATTTTGTCTTCAAGAACTTAATCCAACGCCGCCACGGGGAAACTAAGAGTTGCTTTAGTACCTTATGTATTAACCTGGCTGACCACCTTGTGTCTATGTTCAACTGGAAGGCTACCTGCAAGGAAGCACCTGAGCACACAGAGTATATGCACAAGTTCCTCAAAACACGCAGCAGAATCTACAGGATAAGGCTTACCAAGGAGCTTGAACAAAAGGTTCTTAAGGGTAACATCCTGAAGCTTTCAACTCAGGAGAAGATCCCTCTGGGTTATGCCTTGGCCAAGCTTATCATAGAATCTACAGGTTTCTTTGAGACATACCAAGCGTTCTCCAAGGCTGGCCACAGCATAACCAGCGTGGCCCCAGTCCCCGAGCTGCTTGAGGATATCTTCAAGAACATCGACAGGTGCGGGTGGCTCAGGCCTGTATATATGCCTATGGTATGCCAGCCGGAACCGTGGACTAGCCCCGATGACGGTGGCTACATAACGTTGCCCGTAAGGCTGGTGTCCCACAGCAAATTCAATAGCAAGAAACTATGGGAGGCTGGTGAGATTCAGATGAGGGCTGAGGTTATTAACCATATCCAGAGCGTTCCCTTTAGGATAGACAGCGGCATCTTGGACATAGCAACTGAGGCCTATAGGAATGGCCACAGGTCAGTTCCTGTGTCTGATGCTGGCATACAGTTCCCTCAGCGTCCATGGCAAACTCGTGCTGAAAAGCTGCACCTACTCCAGTTCAGACCTGATGTGGTCAAGGAGTTCAATGCTGCTATGTCAGATATCTATGCTAAGTTCTACGCCAGTGTTACCATTGGCAAGCGCATAGCATTCCTGCGAACACTGAGCGTTGCCCGCAGCTTCCTGGCCTATGATAACATATGGTTCCCATGGTGCATGGATTACCGTGGACGCTACTACCCGATACCCAGCGGGCTGAGCCCCCAGGGTGACGACCTTGGCAAGGCCTTGCTGCAGTTTGCCAAGGCCACACCAATGACAACAGAGGACTGGCCTGTGTATAAGATCCACGGGGCTGGGCTGATGGGTGTCGATAAGGTTCCCTTCAGTGAACGCATTGAGTTTATCAACAAGCATGAGCAGGAGATACTCAAGGCTGGTACTGATTACCTGAGTACAAGCTGGTGGGAACTGGCTGACAAACCATGGCGAATGCTCCAGTGGTGCCGAGAATACACAGCCCTGAGGCGCGGACGCCAGGCTACCACCAGCATACCATGTGATCTCGATGGTAGCTGCAATGGTCTCCAGCACCTGAGCATGACCATAAGGGATGAGCAGACTGGCAGGCTGGTGAACCTGACCCCAAGCCCAGAGCCTATGGATATCTATACCGATGTCCAGCAGAAGGTTGAGGAGCTGCTGCCAGAGGATAACTATTGGAAAGGCAAGGTGACACGTAAGCTGGTCAAGAGGAATGTCATGACGACACCCTATAGCGTAACCAAGATAGGCATGGGTGACCAGATACGCGACCAGATGCAGAAGGACAAGGGGATGCTCACTAAGACTGAGCGCCTCAAGGCCTCCGAACTACGGGACTACAACTATGAGGCCATTCAACAACTGCTAGGGCGTAGTGCCCAGCTCATGCAATGGTATCAGGATGTGGCCCGCTGCTACATGAAGCAAGGCCTTGTGATGCAGTGGGTATTACCCGATGGCTTCCGTGTTATCCAGGATATACTAAGATATAAACGTAAGGAAGTGCAGCTGGAGGGCCGCACGATTAACATAAGTTACCGAGTGGACACCAATGACCAAGACACACGGCGCAATGTGAATGCCGTTAGTCCTAACGTTACCCACTCAATGGACGCTACACACATGACCTTATGGATTCGGCGGCTTATGCAGCTTGATCCTGGGGTGCCGTTCATATGCGTCCACGACAGCTTTGGGCTGCCTGCACCAAAACTCAGGCTTATAGGAGGTGAGATCCTCAGTACTTTCGTTGGCCTGTATGAGTCATTCGACATAACAAAAGCTATATGCGATGACTTCAGACAGCAGACAAACGGAAAGCATGAGCTTCCGCCTCCTCCAGACAGAGGCAGCCTGCAACTCAGTGAAGTTCGTAAGTCTATCTATGCGTTCGCATAGGAAAATAACCAAGGAGAACCCACAAATGGCTAACTCAAATTACCTACCCTCAGTTGTTACCCCATTCTGCACCATGAAGTTCATGTATCTTGCCAAGCAGGACACGAAGTTCGACCCTAAGTATAGTGTTGACATGGTGTTTGATACAACAGAACCATCCCACAGGGAGTTCATTGAGCAGATGCAGAAGCTTAACAAAGACGTAGCTGCTGAGCTCCTCAAAGACCAGAAGGTTAAGAAGGGGTGGAACACCAAGGAACTCTTCAAGGAAGAAACCGATAGTGAAGGCAACCCCACAGGCAAGCTTATGCTCAAGGGCACAACCAAAGATAAACCTGTGGTCAAGGATTGCGATGGCAAGGTTCTTGAGGACTCCTTTGTTAATACCCTGGGTAATGGGACAGTCGGCAGAGCCAAGCTGTGTCTGAAGAAATCAGCTGTGTCAACCAGAAAAACTCTGGGCATCACAACCTACCTGAGTACCTTCGGTGCTACAGTACAGGTGAAGGAACCTGTGTTTTACGAAGGCGGCGACGGCTTCGGTAAGGTGGAGGATGGCTTCGTGGCACCAGAAATAACAGGTGGAGATGAAGACTTCTAAAGGACGACAACCGTGGTGGGCCTCTGCTGTTCCTAAGAACGGCAAGAGGTCTACCTTTGAGGACAGACTCGCGCAACAAATGAATGCCAAGGGATTGGCCTACAAGTATGAGCCGAAGGATGAACACCTTGGCTACATGCTTGAGTATATCCCTGACTTCGTGTTGCCTAACGGTATAATCGTTGAAGCCAAGGGGTGGTTCGATAGCACCGACAGGACTAAGATGCTGCGGGTAAAGCAGGCTAATCCTGAGCGTGACATCCGCTTCTGCTTCATGGCAAACAACAAGATTAACCCTAAGTCCAAGATGCGCTACAGTGACTGGTGTGAGAAGCATGGGTTTCAGTGGTGCCTCAAGGAAATACCTGAGGAGTGGTGGAACGAACAATGAACATCCCCCCAGAATTACTAGAGATCCCTGCTGTAAAAAAACTTATGGCCAAGGTGGCCAAGGAGAGCCTTAAGAATGACAAAAGAAAACAACAGTAAACTTGATGGACTAATTGGAATCTATCGTGTGGACATCACGACACCTTGTGGTAAAATACGCAGGGAAATCGAGTTAACCCGTGAGGGTATTGCTCTTAAGAAGAAGACCTTGGAAGGCTTCAAGATTATGCCTAGTGATGGCTACCCTGATCCCTTTGGAATCCTTGGTACTGTGGAGAACCTATTTGAAGCGCTTGAGGAAAAGCTCGATGCCACAGCCGACGAGGTGGTGGGACGAAGGGAGCTTAACTGATGCCTATCTACAGCTACCGATGCACTAACCCTGACTGCCTCTCGGAGCAAGACTTCCTGCAGAATACCAGGGATACCCTGAACCATACATGCCCAGATTGTGGCAGCCCTATGAAGCGGATGCTGTCTGCGGTGCGACACAAGTTTGTTGACCCACGGGGGACCATGGGCATCATCGACAGTGGCACGGGCCGCCGGGAGAAACACACATGAGCCCAACCATAGGTATATGTCGGGCATATAGAAGCATAGACCCAATGGGAAACTGGCCTGAGTGGAAAAAAGTGCTGGCAGGGGTGGCCCCAGAGTATTGCAACTCTGGGGAAACCAACAAGTACCAGCGCACTATCCGCGGTGAAACCTTGGACATCTACGATATACTACTGGCCTACGGTGTCACCAGCCCACCGCTGCAACATCTGATTAAGAAGGCACTGATGGCTGGACAGCGGGGTCACAAGGATCGTATGACTGACCTTAAGGAAATCCTATCGGCGGCACAACGTGCTGTGGAAATGGAGGAAAACTGATGTTTGAGTTTACAAACAAAACAAAAGACCGGCCAATGCTTGAAGCTGCAATAAACGGCACACTCATTGACGTTGAGCGAAAAATCCGCGACAACACACGATTAATAAACCGACTATCGCACGACCAGCGCGGGTTGAAAGAGCTCCGGCACGTGCTGATGTCGGCAAGGGCGCATTTAAAAAAGCGGTCGGAGCCGCGAGGAGGGCGAAGGAATGAGCGAAGTAATGAACTGTAGTACCTGCGACTACCGGGGTGAAAGCCCCATAAGCGGCATGTGTGAAGGCTGCACGTATGGCAGCAAGCACAGTAGCAAGAAGCGCAGCGAGAAAAAGCATAAGGCATGGGCGATTGTTGACAAGGACTACAACATTCAGTTCACCCCGGGGGGTAGCTCATCAAGGTCTAGGTTGATGGTATACTCTAGGGAATCTACAGCCAAGTCTCAACTAAGGTTTGCTCACAGTGATTGCAAGATAGTACCGCTTGTGCTACAGGTGGATAACTAAGATGAACAACCAGTATAAACTTATGTGCCTATTGGTGATCGTCAGCATACTGCTGTGCCTCATTGGGTGTGGGCCACGGATGCCTGACGTTGACACCAATGTAATAAAGCAGGCTGTGGCTGAGGCTATAGCCGAAGAAGCCCAAAGGAGAATGCCGCATGCTGAACCCTAATATCCATGGTGATTTCTATGAGGATCACCCAAAGCTTATGGCTAGACTGTCGGAATCATCGGGCTACAATGTGGTAGCCGTGGAGGCAAAGTTCCATGGGGAATACTACTTTACCCCTGGTAGGATAGCTGCTGATCCTGATGATTCTTACCCAGAGGAACTTGAGGATTACCGTGAGCTGACTGAGGTTCATCTGTATCTTGCTGAGCCTGACGAGGGCATTACCTACAGAACTACAGATGATATACCCAATGATATTCACGAACTACTGGATGAGCTAATGTATGACACTACTGCTTATCCTTTGGTAGAACCATGCGAGGAGGATTACTATGAGTAAGCTTTACTGCAAGGTAGTTGGAGACAGAGATAAGCCTGTAACTAAGGCTGGCCACCGTGTCCTTGAAGCCCATGTTAGTGGGGGGGACTTTGGTGTGCGTGTTGAGGCTGAGGTTACTGCATCTGGTTCAATTAAGTTCCGGGTGGTTGAAACTGGTGGCTCAAACTCACCAAAGGAAACAAAGCTGGTTCACACTGTGGAGGCTTAAGATGGCTAAGGTTTACCACCTGCCCTGCTCTGACTGTGGCTCCTCTGATGCACTGGCTGACTATGGCGACCACACGTTCTGCTACAGCTGCCGCATGTATCGGAAGATTGATGGGTCTGTGGCCGAGACTGTGGATATCACGGGCACCCTGGTTCCTCCTGTGTTGCTGGAGCACCGAACGCTCACAGCCAGGGGCAACATAAGTGCTGGCACATGCCGCAGGTTTGGCTATGGATATCACGAAGGAGCTCATGTGGCTCCTTACAACGACTCAGCTGGAACACTGGTTTACCAGAAGCTTCGCACACCTGACAAGCGGTTCAGTGTGCTGAAGGCCGAGGACACCAGCGTTCAGCTTAAGGATCTATTGTTTGGCCGCAGCGTCTATGGTGACGTCGGTGGCCCAGCCCTCGTAATAACTGAGGGTGAGATCGACTGCTTGACAGCAGCAGAAGCCTTGGGTTCCATCGGTGTCCATGCTGTTAGCGTCAGCTGTGGCGCACAGGGAGCACTGGAATGCCTCAAGGCAAACTTTGAGTTTATCGACAGATATGCAAGGGTATACCTTGCGTTTGACAATGATGAGCCCGGGAAGAAAGCGGTGGATGCCGTGGTGAAATCCCTTGGCTTAACCGACATATATATCATGAGCCCACCACCAGAGATGAAAGACCTTAATGATGTGTTTAGGGCTGGGGGATCTCGTGCCGTGCTTGATTGCTATAGGGAAGCTAAGAGGTATCGTCCATCGGGCATCCTGCTTGCCGACGACATCAAGCAGCGGGTTCGCAACAGACCATCCTTTGGGACCGAGTGGCCATGGCCTACTCTCAATGTCCAGACATATGGTATAAATAAGAATGAACTGATAGTTATAACCGCTGGCTCAGGTGTCGGAAAGACCACCTGCTTCAAAGCTATAGAGGGCCACCTGATAGGCCTTGGCAAGAGGCTGGGGATAATCCACCTTGAAGAACAGGAGCGTGACACAGTTCTAGGGTTGCTGACGGTTGCCGAAGGTAAGCCCTACCACACTCCAGATTCCAAGATACTTGAGTGTGAAGTGAATACGAAAGCAGATGCACTTGTTGACACCGGTCAGCTGGTGCTCTTTGATAAATCTGTTGGTTTCGATGAGGAAACAGTCATGGCAGCTATCCGATACATGGTGATAGGCCTTGGATGCGAATTTGTTTTCCTCGACCACATCACTGCCATCATGGATCAGTACACATGTGACGTAAACCAGAAGGCTCGCAACTTCATAGTGAGCCTTGGCAAGCTTGTGTCGGCGCTGCCGTTCACACTGCTGGCCATAAGCCACCTGCGCAAGGCAGACGGCAAACCTGCTGAAGAGGGCGGAAGGGTGCACCTTGATGACATGCTTGGTGCATCCGCCCTTAAGCAGTGGTCTCACTACGTGTTTGCTCTAGAGCGTAACAACCAGGCAGACTCGGAGTCTGAGCGCCACATGTCCCTGCTCCGGCATCTCAAGAACAGACCCCGTGGTGAGTTCACTGGGTCAGTGATACCTTTGGTATACGACCATAAGTCCTGTACCATGAAGGAGAAACCTTATGCTACATTACCCTCTTCGGACTCCAAATTTGTTGGAATTGGAGCCGATGACTTTTGACATAGAGACCGATGGTCTACTGGATACCATGAGCAAAATCCACTGCATAGCCATTGATGACCAGCTGTTCGATACGCCTGCTGGCATCGAGGAAGCAGTGGAAAAACTCATGAACTACCAGGGTGTTATCGCTGGCCACAACATAGTGGCCTTTGATATACCTGCGATACAGCATGTGTTCCCATGGTTTAAACGGGAAGGCGAACTGCTGGACACCAAGGTGTGGGCACAGTTGGTTTGCCCCGATGTCATGGGGCTTACCATGAACACACCAGACTGGCGCAGGCGCACACCCTCAGCACTCATACCACTGCAAAGCCTACGTGCTTGGGGCTACCGCCTTGGCATACTCAAGGGAATAACTCCAGATGAAACATGGCAGGAGTATACACCTGAGATGGGCCAGTACTGCCTCCAGGATGTGTCTGTAACCAGGGCTCTTATCAAGGAGTTACGTAAGTGGACAACCAGCCCAATAGCAGTACAGACCGAGATGGACGTGGCCAAGCTAATGCAACGACAGATATCCTTCGGCGTGTGCTTCGACAAAAGCAAGGCCGAAGACTTACTGGTGCAGCTGGAGGATGAGCTTCGGTCTCTGACCGCTGAACTCCACAAGATGTTTCCACCGTGGCAGAAGCTTGAGCGTTCGTTTATCCCCAAGGTAAACAACAAGAAGTATGGCCACGTTAAAGGAGAGATGTATCATAAGTATAAAACCGTGGAGTTTAACCCAGCGTCTAACCACCATGTGGTAGAGAAACTTGAGGAACTCTATGGCTGGGAGCCTCATGTATTCACAGACAAGGGCACCCCAAAGATGGACGAACGTGTGATGGAGTCTCTAGCACACATGTTCCCCAGCTCTGTGGAGCCTATCGTCCGCTGGCGTACAGCAAACAAGATACGATCGTTCATCAGTGGCTCCAATGGTTCCTGGCTTTACCATGTTGGTGCCGATGGTCGTATCCACGGCAACGTCAACAGCTGTGGCGCTGGCACACGGCGCATGACACACAACAGCCCGAACCTTGGGCAAGTCCCCAGTGCCCGTGCTTACCTTGGGAAGGAGTGCCGTGGTCTCTTTGGCCCACCAGTAGGAATGCTACAGGTTGGTGTGGATGCTGACCAGCTGGAACTCCGTGGGCTGTCCCACTTCCTGGCGCCATATGATGGTGGTGCCTACATTCACGCGGCATGCCATGGCTCCAAGGATAACCAGACTGACATCCACTGGCGCAATGCCAAGGCCGTTGGCGTGTCCCGTGATGCCATTAAGACTATCTTCTATGCCTATATCTATGGGGCAGGCGATGCTGAACTTGGCTCTAATGTTACTGGTGGCTGGGACTTTCAGGAAAACCGCAGAGTTGGCAGGCGAATCCGCAACAAGTTGGAGCGTGGGGTGCCAGCCTTGGTTAAGCTGAAGGAACGACTGATTGAATACAAGGATAGCCGGGGTTTCCTCTATGACCTGCAGGGACAGATGTTCAGGCTTCGGTCAAACCACAGCGCCATGAACGAGCTGAACCAGAGAGCCGGGGCTATCATCATGAAGGTGGGGCAGCTGATCGCTGATCGCGAACTGCGATTAACCCATGGGCTTGTGCCTGGGTATCACTATGAGTTCATGCTTACAGTCCACGACGAATGGCAATTCGCTGTGGTGCCTGAGCACGCCGAGCTTGTGGCCGCAGTGGCTAAGGAAGCTATAGCCGTGGCCGGTGAAGACTTGAAGTTCCGCTGTCCGTTGTCCGGGGATGCCAGCATTGGCAACTCCTGGGCTGACACACACTAAGGAGTGAAGGAATGAGTGACACGCCAAGAACTGACAAAAGAGAATACACAGACACATACGGCAGCGGGCCGGTAGTGGGGGCCGGGTTTGCAAGAGACCTTGAACGCGAAAACGAAGAACTGAAAAAGCTGGTGGAGCAGATGACGCGGGCGCTTCCGTGGGCCAGGACAGACCACAGCATAAATGTAATAAAAGCAGCGATAGATGCTGCAAAAGGCGAATAGATATGTTAAAAATCATAAAAAGCGGTGGGCACTGTTATGACGGCTGCGGCTGGAATAATTGCTCCTTCTGGGAATTTACGCCCAACGCGCCAGAGTCGCATAAATGCACTTTATTCGGCGGCGGTGTAAGGAAATTGGCTTCAGAATCATTGGTTGCTTGTAACAAGATATATGGCGAAAGTTACGAGGGAAACCCATGAAACTAATCAGCGTCCAGAGCCGGGGAAACAAAGGAATAACCCAATGACCAACCGAACCCTATTGATTGACACAGATACCTTACTGTTCCACTATGGCCTGTCCAAAGACTATGCCGGAGCAGCTACAGATTTTCCATCTGATGAAACCTATGGTGGACTGTTTGTTACCCCTGAGTCCATGACCACAGAAAAGGCCATGGCTGCTGTGGAAAGTAAGATAGCGCTACTTATTGTTGACCTTGAGGCTACTGACTGGAGATACTCCTTCGGTGGCCAGGGCTCGTTCCGCAAGCAGACTGATGCCACATACAAGGCACACCGCAAGGAACGCCCTGAGATAATCAAGGAGCTTGTCCACATGTTTGGCCAGAAGTATCCCGATAGATTACTGGAGCCAGTCGCTGGCATGGAGGCCGATGACATCCTCGGCATGGCCGCCAACCCAGATGGTTCCACAGTTATCGTGAGTAACGATAAGGACTTCCTCCAGATCCCCGGCTACCTGTATAACTTCAAGAAGCAGGAGCTCCTCCGTATAACCGGGCCCGCAGCCAACAGCTTCCTGTTGTATCAGACTTTGGTTGGCGACAGTGCTGATGGTTACATTGGGTGCCGTGGTATCGGTGCAGCCAAAGCCCACAGCTTGCTGTTGCGCGCCTGGGAAGTACTGGGGCATGACATGGATAGTCTGTGGGATGTCGTTAAGTTCACCTACCTGAGCCAAGACCAGACTGAGGACGACTTCATTAAGAGCGCCCAGCTGGCCCATATCTATAGACGAGAGGATGACCCGACGATACCTTGGGCTCCGCCTAATGCAGTAAAGAAGCTTAACCCTAAGTATATTAAAGTCCTGAAGGAGATAACCAAATGTTAACCCCGTATCAGCAGACGATACATTTGTTGAAGTACTCTCGATTCAATGAAAGCCTGGGGCGGCGTGAGCTGTTCCCAGAGTCGGTCGAGAGGTTTCGCCTGTATATGGCCAACAGAATCCCCGATTACTATGGCTACATCAACAGAATAGCTGACGCTATGCTTGCCAAGGAGCTTGCCCCCAGCATGCGGCTGTTTGCCATGGCTGGCCCTGCGATGGAGCAGGATGACCTGCTGGCATACAACTGTATGTTCATGACGATTGACTACTGGGACAAGCTTGGGGATCTGATGTTTGCCCTGATGTGTGGCACAGGCGTGGGCTTCTCCGTTGAAGAATGCTACGTGCAATCCCTGTGTTTACCCCAGAAGATCCAGGGGTCTGAGCTCACGATAACCTTTCAGGATAGCCGTGAGGGTTGGGCGTATGGATACCTTATGCTACTCAGTATGCTTGCCTGCGGTGACCTGCCTAAGTTGGACTTCACAAAGGTGAGGCCCAAGGGTGCGCCCCTTAAGACAACTGGAGGCACTGCCTCTGGCCCTGAGCCACTCAAGGAACTCTGTATATTTACCATATGCACATTCTCCAGGATGGTGGCCAACCAGAAGGTTAACCCCATAGATATCTATGACATATGCTGCAAGATAGCCGATGTCGTGGTGCAGGGGGGTGTCAGAAGGTCAGCCTGCATAGCCATCTTCAGTCCAAAGGATGAGGCCATGTGGGCCTCCAAACAAGACTGCAGGGACAAACCATGGAGATTCAATACGAACAACTCAGTGATGTTCGAGGATGAGACCCAGGCAATCCAGTATCTTCCCAAGGTTATGGAGCTGGTGCAAACCAGTGGGGAACCTGGAATACTCATAAGGTCTGTGCTTAAGCGCAAGATGGAGGCCGCTGGTCGTCCGCCCTCAGATATCATAGGGGTGAATCCCTGTGGTGAGATCATCCTAAGGGACATGCAGGTGTGCAACCTAACGGAAGTCGTGGTGCGCCCAGAGTATTCGATAGAGAAACTTGAGGAGCTTGTGGAGCTGGCGACAGTCCAAGGTCTCCTTCAGGCAACCATGTATGCCAATAGTTACGTAACGCTTCCGTGGGCTACTGAGGAACCTCTCCTTGGTGTCAGCCTGACAGGACTTGCGGATGACCCAGTGCTTATCCGTGGTGGCTGTGAGGCCCTTGGTTTCCTACGGGATGTGGCCCACAGGATTGCTGCTGAGCACGCACCAAGGCTGGGCCTCAAGGTTCCCACTGCCATAACCACAGTTAAGCCTAGTGGCACCGTGAGTAAGCTGATGGGTTGTGCCCCTGGCATTCACCCGTGGTTTGCGAGAACCACAAGGAACAACATCAGTATGCTAAAGGATAACCCAGTTGCTACGGCTCTGAGGGCAGCGGGAATACCTATAAGGCTCACCTCAGAGACCCATGATGTCTTCAGTTTCTACACAGAGGCGCCCAATGATTCCTTAGTTAACACCTCAGCTATGCAACAGCTAGACACATGGAGACGTGTGAACAAACACTGGGCTGACCACAATGTGAGCTGCACGATATACGTTGGTGGCGACGAGTGGGAGGCCGTGGAGTCCTGGTGCAAGAAGAACATAGGAATTCTTAGTGGCATCACGTTCATACACAAGCACCTGGAGCTGGCTCATGTGGCCTATATGCCCATAGAAGCTGTATGGGAAATCCCAGAGGATTACCCCAAGGACATCAACTGGGATGCCTTGCTCAAGGGTGACACCCCAGAGTCAATCACCAGTTCTCGTGAGTTCTCGTGCACAGGAGGTCAATGCCTATTATGAACTTAGTGGAACTACTGGATACCCTTGAACAAATGTATCCCGACAGACTGCCATCGTCCCTTAACGAGTATCGAGGGGAGAAAGAGATGCTGGTGGCTATCGGGCAACAGGAAGTCATTAGGGTCATCCGTAAACTTATTGGAAAGGACAAGGACTGACCATGAAAATCTTCAAGACATTCGGGAAGTTTCTAACCAAGGTGGGCAAGATGTTTGATCCATCGTCTTGGTTTAAGCCCCCAGAGATTGTACTACCGCCACCCCCAAAACCAGAGCCCATCCCTGTGGCTCAGCCAAAGGCACCAATGGTAACCAGCGTGGATAGGCCTGAGGTTGCTGGGGCAGCCGTGCGCAAGCGAGGCCTTGGGTTCTTCAGTGAGAACCTGGGGCCAAAGCTTAATGAGATCATAGGGCTGGCATCCTCAGGGGTGCCTGCTGGTCTCATGATACCAGGGAGGACTACTAAGTAATGCCAAGAGATACCTCCAAGTTTAAAGACGTATATAACGCTGACGTGTCACCGGCATCCCGCTTTGGTTTTCTCGATGGGCTGCGCACCACAAGGTTAGACATAGCCCGCGAGTGTAGTGCCCTGACGTTACCCAGCGTGGTTCCCCCAGATGGACAAGATCCCGATGATGTGGTTATGCAATCGCAGCAAAGCCATGGGGCAAGGCTGGTGAACAACATGGTCAACCAGATAATGCTCATAATCTTCCCAGCAGGCATGGGCTTCTTCAAGCTGGACTTCAGTGACAAAGACATGAAGGAAGTCTTTAAGAGCCAGGTGATGCCTGATGGCCGCAGCATGTATGAGGCAGCCCGCGGGAATTTCATAAGCCTTGAGCATGAGTGTAACCAGACGTTTGAGTCCTCTGGTTACCGTGAGAAGGCCACCATGATTATACAACAGCTTGTCATTGCTGGCTCGTGTCTCTACATCACGAATGCAGATGACAACCTGATGTATCTGCTCCGGTTGGAAGACTGGGCATGCGTGAGGAATAACAATGGTGATCTCCTTGAGATTGTCTACAGGGAGCTTATTGATGGAGAGCTTCAGTATGTCCGCTGCTGGCACAACAGCGCCGATGAGGTGGGCATCCGGTGGCTTATCCAGAGGGAAGATGCCAACGGCAACACACTGGCCAAGGCCATTGTGATGCAAGAGGATTTCCCCGTGAACATCCCAGTGTGGAGCTTGAGCATCGGAGAGGACTATGGGCGTGGGCAGGTGGAAGAAAACCTGGCAGACCTCAGGATTTTCGACTCAGGCTCTAAGATAACAACAGATAGTGCTGCTGCTATGGGCAAGGTGATATTCACTGTGGCCCCCAACGGCAGGACTAAGATCGAGGATATAGCCGGGGCTAAGAACTGTAGTATTGTCAGTGGGGTGGCTGAGGAGATCGGCACAGTGCAAGCTAATAAGCACTATGATCTCCAGCATTTCATTGGCCACATCGAGGGTATCAAGAGATCCCTGGACTACAGCTTTATGATGCCTGATGTTATACGCAGGCAGGCCGAACGTGTGACAGCTGAGGAAATACAGCTGATGGCACGAGAGCTTGAGAAGTCCAAGAGTGGTGTCTATAGTAGTCTTACGAACTCAGTGCAGATGCCACTGGCTCAGATGACACTTAAGTTAACCATGAGGAAAAGCTTGGTTGTCCAGAGTAATCCTGTGTTGTCACAGCTGGAGCCTGTTATTGTCACAGGTATACAGGGGCTTGGGCGTGGGTTTGAACTTGAGTCAACCCTACAGCTACTGTCCGATGTGACGGCCATACCAGCTATGGTTCCACTCATAAAGTATGACCAGCTGCTTTACCGTTTGGCTAACCTGCGTGGAGTAGAACTGATGGGTCTTGTGAAGACCCAGGAAGAGCTGATGGCTGAACAGCAGCAATCGGCTATGGATCAGGCTGCCATGGGAGCAGCACCAGAACTAATCAAAGGAGCAATGACTAATGGGTAACCCTAAGAAAAAAGTAGACACTGTTGTAAGTACCGAGATTCCGGCTGCAAAGCCAATGCCGCTGGGGGACGAGAACTTAAAGGTAGACAAGGAGGCTGTGCTGGCGGTGGCGGCAGAGAAACTGAGTGGAACCTTTAAGGTTGTCGATGGAACAATCCCTGTTCCCCAGGATAGCAACAAAGGTGCTCCTTCTACTGGAGCCTGTGACTCAGACCAGGTGAAGCTTAATCTTACCATGGGAGGCAAGAAGTAATGGAATCCGTGACTACCCCTATTGTTGAGAATACCAATGAAGAACCAAAGCAAACCGAAGTTACTCCTGTTGAACTGGAGCAGGCAGCGGTGGAGCCTGAGGTGGTGGCTGATGCAGAACCCGCAGAGGTGGCCGAGGCTGATGCGCCTGCTGAGACCACAGAAGCTGAACCAGAGGTTAATCATGTCGAGCTCCTTAGGCCTATGCTCGATTGCATTGCCGAAGGAAAACCGTTGGATGGAGAACTTGTGCAAAAGCTCGCAGACGACCTTGGCACTCAACCTGAGATAATCGAGTTACTTGGGCTGGGCTTCCAGGCAAAGCAGCAGGAACGCATTGGCACCATATATGAGGCTGCTGGTTCACCAGAGTCTTACAAAGAGATGACTGAGTGGGCAACACAAGGGCTGCCCCGTGAGGAAGCTGAGGCCTTTAACAAGGTGCTTGGCACAGGAACAATAGACGAACTGAAGACTGCTGTCTCAGGCCTTAAGCAGAAGTTCACTGAGGTGAACGGAAGTCCCAAGGTTGAGGCCAAGGCAGTCATAAGCAACAAACCCGTGGCCAACGCTAGTAAACCAGCGTCTAATGGTAATGCCGGAGTCAAACCATTTGCATCCTTCAGTGAGCTGCAGGAAGCACAGCGTGACCCCAGATACCGCAAAGACCCAGCGTATACTAATGAGGTCTATCAACGGGCCCATCTAATGGGCTAATCATAAGGAGACATAAGAACTATGGCTATTACTAACTATACCGCTAATATTGCTGCACTGGGTGTGCAGACTACCGAAGCTGAACGCCGGACTCTCGGCCTCAAGCTGTTCTCTGGTGAAGTGATGAATGCCTTCGTTGACGAAGTTGCAACTGAAGGTAAAGTCCGCACCATCTCTATTGCCGATGGTGCCATAAGTGCGCAGTTCATTCAGACTGGTACTGTCATGGGTGGCTTCCATAGCCCCGGCACTGCCATTGCTACTCAGATCACCAAGCAGCAGGAACGTGTTATCTCCCTGGATGATATCCTCTACTCTGCTACCTGGTGGCCTCTTGAGTATGACCTTGTGGGTCATGTGGACACTCGTGCTGAGTATGCCCGTCAGTCTGGCATCGTGCTTGCCCACAGTAAAGACACTGCGAACTTCGCTGAGCTCATCAAGGCTGCCCGCTCTGCGGCTACCATCCCTGGTGTGACCTCTGCTGGCTCTCAGATTGTGTCTGATAAGTTCAAGCTCTCTGCTGATGCTGGTGTGGACGGTGGTGCTGTTGATGAAACAGAACTTGCTGTGGCTCTCTTCAACGCCATCTTTGCAGCCGCTGAGCTCTATGACACCAAGAACGTGCCCTTTGGCCAGCGCTATCTTGCCTTCCGCCCCTACTACTACCACCTTCTGGTTCGCACCATCATGTCTCAGGGTTTCTCTCTGACCAACCGTGACTACATGGGTATGCCTGCGAACATCAACGATGCCACCCTTCCTCC